TGTATTAGATCCACACGTAGTAACTACTACGCAAGTTCCCGTATAAACGCCTGAGTAGCCTGAAGTTGGTACGGAAAGAATAACAACGCCAGATCCCCCTGCTCCACCGGGGCGACCACCGCCTGAACCATTTCTTCCACTAGCACCACTACCACCCCCACCAGTATGTGGTGTGCCGGGATTACCACCAGAATTTACTCCGTTACCATTAGCGCCGCCACCTGTGCCACCGGTACCACCACTGAAACCGTTGCCTCCACCACCGCCGCCACCACCTGCATAGTAAGTGTTATTAACGGTCCATTTTTTACCTATACCACCATTAATTGCGCAAGCACAGCAAGGAGCAGCTCCGGCACCGCCACCACCGCCAGAAGCACTGCCGTTAAAACCTTGACCCGCAGTTCCAGCTCCCCCACAACCTCCATGCGTTCCACCTCCACCTGAACCGCCGCTACCACCCGGACCAGTACCTGAGCAACTACATGGAACATTTCCGCCGTGACCACCACCAATTGCGGCTATAGAAATACCAGTACCAACTAAGCTAGATGAAGTGCCACTGTTTCCTGAAGTACCTCCAGCACCTACCCCAATAGTATAGGTTACCCCTTTTGAAACTGTTGCACTACCGCAACGGAAACCGCCAGCGCCACCACCTCCACCTGCCTGACCATATTCACTACTGACACCATAACCACCAGCGCCAGCACCCGCTACAACCAAATAATTGATTGTAACCGTATTAGCTTTACCATAAAAAGTACTAAAACTTAATTGTGTACTACTGCTTGTTCCAGATAAACTTCTTAAACAACTATTGTTCATACACAATGTTGTTGCAGCAGTTTTACCTAATTCAGCACCAATTTGATTGCGAGCAGAAGATCCACCCGTACAGGTTCCATTTAAACCTAATGTTCCAGAACTTTCAATAGTCATTATGGTGTTCCATATGCAGTTATGTTAGCTAAAGCAATAAAGTTTCCAGTTGAATCTAAACTAGCAATATTAGTGCCATTATAATTAAAGTATAGTTTATTGCCATTTGGGGTGACATTCCAACCGCCAGCATTGGCTATGCTTTGAGATATTCCTGCCGTAAGACTTGCAGCGGTTCCTGTTAAACCTGTGCCAGCGCCAGTATAAGAAGATGCTATATGCACTCCAGAAGAGCTAACAGTGGCTGAATTAATTGTTGTAGCGCTGATACTTGATGCAATTAATGTACTCATAATTGCTGAACCAGTAAATGAGCTTGTTCCTGTAACCGCTAAATTTCCGCCTACATTCCAGTTTCCAGCGGCAGTGGTTTGAGCAGAATAAAAACCAATCCCGCTCCCGCTTACATTTGATGCATCGCAATATGCTTGACCAGTTGATAAAGCTGGAATAACCAATGAAGTAACGCCACCAGAAGCGACCATTGTTAGTGGTGCTGTGGTGTTATTAACTACCACATATACTTTATTTTGTGCTGGAGCTGTGATGGTTGGGTTGGCGCTTGGAGTTCCACTAAAAATAAGAACGGCATTACGGGCATCGTCAGACGTGCCATTGTAGTTTGTTAGCGTATAAGAACTTATACCAGACAATGAAATAGCAGTAACGCCAGTAATCGCTTGTTCAAGCAAAGTNCCNAAATTGGTATTAGTTGTTTGACCCCATGTACCAGACTGATCTCCAGTACCAATAAGGGCTAATTTAAGCGATGGTGAATATGTCGTTGTCATGTTAATCCTTATTGTGAGTTGTTAATTACAACCCAATTTGGTGTTTGCGAATCAATAATTTTAATCCAATCAGAAATAGTAGTTGTTCCGTCTGAAAGTGTTGTATTTTCGCTAATAGCTGATCTAAATGTAGCAATAACTGATGGTGCATCTGCTGGGCTAAAGTTTTCTGTTACTGCGCTCATAAATGCAGCTACTACAGTTTCTTTTTCTGCTGCGGTGAAGTTTTCAGTAATAACTGTGTTAAAAATTTTAATAACAGTTGGTGTATCTGCGGCAATAAAGTTTTCAGTAATAACTGTACTAAAATTTGCAATAACAGATTCTATATCTGCATCAGCGCTAATATTTTCATTAATACTTACAACAATTACAAGAATGCTTGTTTCTGTATCCGACTCTGTTGTAATTTGTTCATTTACAACAACTGCAAATGTTTGTATTGGCGTTGGGTAAGAGTCTGCAAAACTATTAATTGGTTCAGTTATTTGTACAGCATATATTGGTTGTACAGTTGTAGAATCAACAAAATTGGCTATAGCTTCAGTAATAGCGCTATTAAATGTGGCAATTACCGATTCGCTGTCCGCATCCGAAGAAATAACTTCTGTAACGCTTCCACCATAGATATTGGAAACAAAAGCATTAAACGGAGCGGCGGAAAATGGGTTTAAACCAAACATCATTTACCCTTTAGTGCGTCTACTTCCGCCTTTAATTCTGCAATAGCTTGAAATGCCAATGCTACTAATTTTGCATAATCTACTGCCAAAGTGCCATCTGTACGGGTTTTAACAGCCATTGGAAATACTGATTGAACATCTTGAGCTATTACACCAAAATCATTCTTTTGCAAGAAATACTCATCTTCCCCGCCGTGAGCAGTAATATAGTCCTGTGTCCAACTAAATGTTTTACCACCAATGTATTCTACTTTTTGTAATGCAGCATCAATAGGTTTGATATTTTCTTTTAAATTTCGGTCTGATGAGTAGTATGCGGTAACGTTATTAGTTGCCCGAATTTCGCCAGTTGTTCCTGATGCGGCAGTGCCAACACCAAATGAGCCAAATTGGACGCTTGCTGAAGTTCCTACTGCTTGACCAATACTAATTGTTACAGCTCCTGTAGCACCAGATACAGAAACACCTGTTCCAGCTACATTAGAAGATACATAACCACCAGCGACACTAGCTGCACTACCTGTAATTGAACCAGAAATAATTGCTGTTACCGCTAAAGTAGAAAGTGTTCCTACTGAAGTTAAACTAGATGCAATTACGTTAGAAGCTAACGTTGATCCCGATAATGTACTTGCTGGATATCCAGTGGTATTAGTTAACACACCAGAGGATGGAGTACCAAGCGCTGGAGTTACTAAAGAAATGCTAGTTAATGTAGTATTCCATGTTGGAGATCCCGATCCACCTGATACCAATACTTGACCAGATGTACCAGCGGCGGTAAGGGCTAGGTTTGTACCCGTTGAATATACTGATGCTCCAGCAGTAGGCAACAAAGAAGCTCCAGTACCGCCATAAGTCATGGAAATAGTGTTGCCAGCCCATGTAGCCCCACTAAGAGTTCCTCCGCCCATATTTAAACCAGACGTACCCCAAGTTACAGCTCCACTCGGTCCTGCGCCCGGCACAAACATATAACCAGACCAGCTACCAGCCGCTGTGCTATTGTTTTCGCAAAAAATAAATGCTGCCATGCCCGGTACAGCCGCTCCCAAAGCACCACCACCGCTTGCTAATAACGTTACGTTGCCCGTTGAATCATTATCAATAATGAATCCTTGACCTAGAGATACTGTAGTGGCATCAGGAAGAATAACGGTTTGCGTTAATGTACCAACAAATCTTTGGTAATATGAACTTATTACGGTTAAAGTTGTTGTAGCCGATGCAGTTGTATTTGAAGTCCATCCGGGAGTAAAACTGTTTGCTGATACATTTCCGTTTGCATCTTTATAAACAGATTTTCCTGATGGATAATCAACCCAGACCGCCGCAGTATTGCCAGCAAGATTAATTGCTGAACCGCTATTGCTTGAAGATAAAATCGTATTACGGGTTAAAGTATTAGGTGATGTTGTGTACGTGCCAATGCCTACTTCCCATGCAAAGGATGTATTGTCATAAATGGTGTAATAGCAAGTATTGCCATTACCAACACCAGCAGTAAATGTTTGATAACCATTAACTGCCCCAGATAATAAAACCGAGGCAGTTCCTGTACTGGTTGTTGTTTCCTGTACTCTATCAGCTAATACTAAAGCCATAATTGGCTCCTAAATTAAGACGTTGCGGTAGTTGTATATGTAACTGCTAAAGAGTCACCACTTGCTACAATTTTGCTGCCTCCAGTAAAGCTACCGCCGCTATATAAAACACCAGTAGTACCAGTATCCTTAGTAGCTGATGCGCTTGCACCAGAGTTAATGAAGCAACCAAATACAGTTCCACCGCTAGTAAATGTAAATGTCAAAGCCGATGCAGCTTTTGAGCTAATGTTGTTGCCAGCAGCAGATCCATTGTTAGTTGCGGCTGTCCAGTTTGGTGATTGACGGTTACCTGTATATGCAGGAGCATTTGAACCGCCAACTTCTTGCCAACCAGCATGAGATGTCATTGTATCTGATGGGAAATAGTTAGCAGTAGCAGATGCGCTTCCTACTAATCCAAGATAGTTAGCACCAGAAGAAGTACCGCCACCAGTACCAGTTGAACCAAAATAATAATCAAATAAAGCATTTTTTCCAACAGCAGTCACCAAGTTAGGCGCTCTGTCTTCCCATTTAATGTTGCCATTTGCATCGTAGCAAACAACATCGTAGTAGCCCTCGAAACCAACGGAGTTATCAGACGCAGCATTACGAATTACCGCAGCGGTACTGATGTCTCCAAATTTTGCTTTTTCCATGTAAAACTCCTTAACTAATTGTCAGTACTGCTGTTGTTGATGTTGCCGTTGGGAACGTAACGGTAAACGTATTTGAACTGGTAATTGTGCTACCAAAATTCAAAATAAAACACGCCGCCCCAGTAGTGCTATTATAAACTAAGGCTCCATTTGCGGAAAGGCTGCCAGACCAAGAAACGTTATTAAACGATATATAAGCTATGTTATTAATCGTATCTTGTGTAGGAGGATTGGCTATAGTTAAAGCTTGACCGCCAGCCGTATATCCCGTACCTGATATCTCATTGGTCGAGGTATAAGCTGTAGTGGAATTATTTAAATTGGCATTTCCATTGTACAAAGCAATTTTGTAGGTATATGGAGAAGTTAAAGTAAAGTTCTCCAGACCAGACAAAATGTTGGCTTTAAATAGCGTAGTTTGACCTTGTATGATTGGCATTAGCTTTTAACCATAAGTTTAGTTTGACCATCGCGGTAAGCGTCACCACGCTCAAGACCATCACCAAGGCGTTTAATTTCAGATAAAGCTTCTTGAAATTTGTCTTCGTAATACTTAATAATGTCGGCTTCTTGCTTTTGAAACAACATAGCTTCACGCATAGCACCATAAAATAGCACTGGATCGTAGTTATCACCCAGCCAGCTTTGACCTGTTGGGTTGTTAAGTTGTTGAATTCCAATAGAAAAACCAGAACCGGTTCCACCAATATCTGCAGCGGATACCCCCAAAATATCAGTTGCTTGGTAAAAACTACCACCATTTTGTAGGGTACAAGTGGCAACGTTGCCACTTGCGTTAACTAAAATATCAGCTGTTGCGCCAGATCCAGAACCACCAGTTAACGGTACATTTTGGTATAAACCAGCACTATAAAGAGAACCAGCAGTAAATGTAGCGTTCAAAACGGCTATAACACCCTGAACAATAGATACTGGATAATAAAAATAATGCAATTCTGTACTATAGGATGAGTCTGGAGTTGGTCCAACAATTGCAGTTAATTCATTAACATTATTGGTAGAGCTACCAAAAATACCGTAATACTTAGGCATAGTCCAAGATGTTGAACCATTGTTAGGATAGGCTTCACGAATAAAGTTAACATCTTTGTTAAGTAAATAGGTGTAGTTACCGCTACCGTCAATAACAGCAATTGAATAGGTTGCCAACCAGTCAAACGGCAAAGTTAAATACTGGTTTCCAGCCGTAAAATTACCTGTTACGTTTTTGCGCAATGATGGTATTTGAACTGCGTTATATATTCGTGTTTCAGCCTGCTCTACAAAGAACGGGATATTAGCAACAAACGTCGTTTCTGACGTTTGAGCATAAGTCTGAATATTGTTATATAACGTTTCGTAGTTCATTTATTACGCCATTGGTCCACGAGCAATACGACCCTTAGTAGCAGCACCATTTCCGCGGGTTTCTACGCCCTCAGTTTTTACTTTGCCAACTCCGTATGCAACGCCGTTTGTTAACGGATCACTAATAGAAGCATCTTTGGCTGATTTAGTTCTGCCGTACTCGCCATCTGCCATAACTTCTGTGCCATCAATGATTTTGTCAGCCATCGTATGTGGGCGGGCATAGTCGCTAGCTGGTTTAGCATACTTGGCTTTACCAGTTGTAATAGCAGGACTATTTTTCTTGGTTGGTTTTACATTCTTTGCGATTGCCATATTAACGACCTCTTGAAGAAGACTTTTGATTGGCTACACGAGCCATATTGCGTCCCATGCTACGTAGGTTAGACTGGGTTACACCACCCTTAGCCATTTTTTTAACTTTATCTAAACCGCCTTTTTTAAGAACAATTTTTGTGCCTTTGCCACCTTTGTGTTCTTGGGCATCGTGTTCTTTAAAAGCTTTTTTGATCATAGCTACATCTTGCTTTTTGTCAGCTTTTTCTTCTTTGCGCATTTCTGCTTTTGATTCTTTTTCCATCTTTGCCATTTTTAACTCCTAAGTTACAGTTATTGTTACTGAATTAATATTACCATTCCCAACTAAATAGTTTGGCGTCAAGCTCCTATCAGTACCGCTTGAACCACCAACAGGGGCATAACCCCATTGTATAACTCTACTTCCGCCTTCTGGATAACCAGCCTGTAATGGGCTGTTACCACCGCCTTGTTGCGTCTGTAATCCACTTGGACCAGATGCATAATAACTAATATCAGGTCTTGGCTCCCGAACTGCTTGTGGATCATTTACTGGATACAAACCAAGTTGTAACTGTGGTTGATCCGGATCCCAACATTCGGGGCAAACCTTAATGCTGACTAATTTGGTTTTGATTGTTAGCTTTTTTAACTCTACTAACTTATATCGTTGACCACATCTGTCGCATTCTGCAATACTGTGTTTGCCACTAGCATACTTGGTTGGCATACTTACCTCGCGTAAAACAAATTGCGCGGTACAAATCTAATTGATACGTCTTCTCTATCTTCTTCAATAGCCTGTTGTAACTGTTCCATATATTCTGCTTTAAGACCAGCAGCGCGTTGAATATCCATTCCGGGAATCTTCATTGCTAAATAGTAAGACAATCCAGCCACTAAACAAGTAATCCAACGAAATGGAATATCTTGTACATATACACCAGTTCCAGAGTCTTGAACCCGTCTCATACGCCAATAAACGAGCGTATATGGCGTTGAATTGTCTGGGGTAGGCCATACCGCCAAACTTGGTAATTGTTGGTCATAAATGGCAGCTCCTACGTTATGTGACGTAGCGGTAGTATTGTACTGTCCACGATAGCAGTTTAAAAGCTGGTTTCCTGAAATATTGACATATCCAATAATTTCATTATCAATCTGGATAAATCCAGTAGAGCGCATATTAAATGTAGAACTCAAGGTAATTGTGGTAGCTGATGGGGTCAAAGTAGCCGCTAAAGTCACACCAGAATAAATGTTTGAGTTGCCGGTTTGACGGTTATACCAAACTTGAATTGGACGCCCATAAGTCAATTTGTTAGGGATTGTAGAATATGTTGATTCCGAAATGCGGTTTAAATTGATATCCTGTTGGTTATTAGCCTGAGAGTTATTGGTTCTTGTAACCAAATCTAAAATATCAATTGTATCTGCGCCAACTGGGTATATAGCTTGGCCATATACAAGCGGAATAGAGATTTCTTCTACCGTCCAAAAATTAATACCGCGATTAGCCCATTCAATAGTTAATAGGTTAATGGACCGTTTTGCGGTTTTAAGATCATATCCAGTGCGTAACTGCGAGCCACAACGCTCAAAGGCTTCTTCTACAAGCTCAGTGAGGTCAAGGTTAAATGTTGAATTACCACTGGTATATGCCATTATTTTTTCTTCGCTGTTTTAGCAGACTGAATAAATGCTTCTTTTGTTGGCGCGCCTTTGCTTCCTACTTTACGCATATGCTCACCAGATCCAGCAGCTATACGAGCCTGCTTTTTATGGATATTGGCATAGAGTCCAACTTTACCGCCCTTAGCAAAAAGATCAACGTCGTTTGGATTATCCGTGCGATGAATAACTTTTTTCTTAGGCATTTTGGAAGGGCTGATTGCGCCCATTCCACGGCTGGCTTTCATTACTTTTTGCCTTTAGCGTAACCACCGCCACACATTGCTTTAACGTGTTCGTGGTGCAGCTTATGACCAGCAGCGTGTTTCTTATAATGCTCGTGGTGCTGCATATGGCCATCTCCGCCATGATGTTTTTCAATATGCTCTGGGTGAATCATATGCTCTTCAGCTTGCATATCTTTAGAGATTGGTGGGTGATCGTTTTTCATAGTATTTCCTTATTAGCAATATTTACCGCGGGTTTTACCTTTTTGTGCAATACCATCAGCACGGGATGAAGCAGTTCCGCCAGAAGCCATCTTCTTAACAGAGCCGCCTGTTTTCTTGGTATTAACTAAAGGACCATCACCAATGATGTTACCTTTCATTTTTACATTAGTACCGCGCGTATGACCACGTTCTTGATCTGGATGCTCTCCATGTGGTTTTTCACCTTTTTTTGAAGGAGCCATAATTCCTTTTTCAACTGGGAATTTAACGCTACCGCCGGCAGCCATTTTTTTAACTTTGCCGCCTTTTTTCATTTCTTTCATAAATGAAGGCATATTCTTTTCAGATTCAATCGGTTCTTTTGGACCATCAATACCAAGCTCTGTTCCACGGGTCAAACCGCGCTTTTGTAATTTAGATTGACCAAATTTTCCATGCTTATTTGAACCAGCTTCTACGTCTTTTGACATAGAGCGTGGACCCATTGTTTCTTTTTCTTTAAACATCTTTGTCTTTTCCATGACACCACCCTTTTTAAAAGATTTGCCCTTATCGGCTTTTGCAAAATCCTCACCGACAGAGCGAGGGATACCTACTTTTTTAGCGAATTTCTCACTATGAGCAACCGCTTCCATTAGATTGTGCTGCTTTTTAGATACGCTTGGCATTATACAAAACGTCCTTTGGTTTTACCGCGTTGAGCCATACCATCAGCTCGACTAGATGCTGAGCCGCCTTTTGACATTTTTTTAACTTTACCGCCTTTTTTCATGCCGGCAGCAGCAGGAGCAACAGCATCACCCATAGGGTTTACCTGTGGAATATTTTGTTCTGTTGTACCAAACAACTTATAGTCGCGTTCTGCTTCTTGGCGAATACCACGCTCTTTATTGGCTTTCATATAAGCTTCGCGTTTGGCTTTTTGAGTGCCGGTTTCTTCGTATGGCATTATTTATGTCCTTCAATAAAACGATCCAGTTTAGCTTCTAGCTTATCAAATCTTGAAATAATTTGTTCCATGTCGCTACGTACTTCCGTCTTAGTAATATAATCACGAGCCATTTCTTCACGTGTTTTATTCAAAAGAACTTTAGTACGATCCAAGTCATTAAACTTTTCTTTAACAAAGTATCCAATAGCCGCAACAAATAGCGTTAAAGCAGCGTTCCAAAATTGCATTAATCCATCCATCAGCATTTCCACTTTTTTAAAGATTTATTAATTCTGCTATCAGGATCGCTGGCTGTTTTAGAAGAAGTTAGTTTCTTTTTCATCCCTTCCATGCGGGCGCAGAACGACTTTTTGCGTGATCCGCCTTCTGGTTGGGGTGCTTTTAGATTCATGCCTTCTTTTTTTGCAGACGCTCTACCTTTGGCGTTTAAACCGCCGGAGGGAGACTTCCCCTCCTTGCGTTGCCAAGCTGGAGTCTTAGCCATATTAAGCCATTGCCTCCTGACAAACTACGTTAACCTGAACTACTGTACCAGTTGTAGTGGTAATTGCTACCGTCAAGATATCGGCTACGTTACCCTTAATGTTGGTCAACACTGGGAAGAAGTTTGTCAAATCCAATTGTTGTAGTGCATTATTTGGAGTTGAGAATGCATAAACTACTTCACCGCCGCTCAATCCGGTAGCAGATAAATCTACTTCCGCAAATGAGTTAAATGAACCAAGCGTATTTAAAGCTTTAAAGTTGGCAGCTTGTAATGATATTTGATTGGTTGGCGTACTTGCAATCAATTCAATCAACGCCGTTTGGCTAGTATTGGTCAACAATGTTTGTGGCAATAATTGTCCACGGTCAATCAAACCAATTTGATATATGCATCCAGAAGTTGGAGCGTTAGCTAAAGCTCCTCCAGTGACTATATCGCCAAATGTAATAGTTGAAGTTGTATTACTTGTAATACGACCTGTATATGGCGATGTAATGACTTGTGCCGCTAATGTAATTGCACCGGGGCTAGATGGCATATAAATTAATGCTTGGCTTGCAGTCAATACGGTGGTATTAAAAATACCATTATATTGAGTTGGAGTAGCGCCAGAAATAGTGATGACGTTACCTGTTGCCAAGCTAGTAATTGCTGCAAAAGTTAAGGTTACGGGGAATTGAGTCACACCACCAATAACCGTTGCTGCACCAATTGCTGCACCTGTAAGGCTTGGAAGTGCCGCTTGATAGTAAACAGATTTACCAACCCATTGGTTTGTACCCCAATATGTTGCTGTTGGGGTAGAGGTCAATGTTGCACCGTTTACCAATAAAATTGGTAAAACCATAGTTGTTGTGCTTGGAACAGATTGGATCAACCAAGTTTGAGCAGCATAAGTAGTTGTAGCAGTAATAGTGCCTGATACACCTGTTTGCGCAGAACTTAATTGATAAGTACCAACACCACCTACAGCATAAGATGTATATGTACCAGCAGCTTGAGCCGTAAACGCTTTGTTAAGGGTAATAGTTGCACCGTTAACCGCAGTGATAAATGTGCTTGTAGGTACGCCTGTTCCAGCAAACAATTGACCTACTGCAAAACTTGTACCAGCCGCTAAAACAACAATACTTGAACCAATTGCACCACCACTTGCAAAAGCTTGTGATCCTACGGCAGATCCTGTTGAAGTTAATTGTGCGGTAATTGATGTGCCAGAAGAAATTCCAGTACCAGTCAATGTCATGCCAGATTGAATTGCACCAGCAGTAATAGTGGTAACTGTCAATGTTGCAGAAGCAATTGTATATCCAGTAATAGATGCTGTTTGCGTAAATGAACTTAAAGTAACATATTGTGCGGGGTTATTAGCATTGGCTGGGTTGGTGACCGCATAACCATGAGCAGAGTTAAAAGTAACTAAAGCTTGACCACCATTAGCTTGACCAACAACTGAGTTAATTGCTGGAGTAGCTGCACTAATAGTTAAAGTTTGTGGCGACCCACCTGTTGCTGCGGCATTAGTGTTATCAAAAATATCAGAACCAACTGCTCTCATACGAAATGACATAGCTGGATAACGGGTTACTGCACCAGTTAAACTACGTTGTTGAGAAGCTGCGTAATTACCATATGAATAAGTAAAACCACGCTGTTTATCTATTCCGCCCTCAACCAATACTGATACACCATAGTGAGTCATCAAAGACTGTGCAGAACTTCCATTATCACGTTGTTCATAGCGAACAGGAAGGTTACCTGTACGGCTCCAAGGTTTAACTTGTGCAGTACCTAAAACTGTTCCATTACCTGTACCAACTTGATGAATAACCCAAGGTTCGCCATTGATAACTACACCCCAACGCAATGCGCCAGCTCCGTACCAAGCATACTCCATCCAAATCATTTGAACCTTNGTCCAATCAATTGAATTGATAATATTTTTGTTNCCGTTCCAAGATTCCATTGGGAATACTTGATCTGTTGGCAAACCACCAGAATCAGAACGAATTACCACATACATTGAGTATGGGTTTTGTGCATATCCAGCACCATTTTGCAAAAAGAAAATACCGTTAGAATCATCAAAAATACCAACACGTTGCGTTTGACCGCTAACAGATGCACCAAAATTCACGTTAGAAGCCATATACATNGTTTTGCCGGGCTGATAACGATGATAAGGACGTGACTGGCGAATAGTAATGTCACCGGGAGTGTTGCCACCACCAATGTTCATTGATACACCACCTAAACCGGGGTTTTGAANAATGTAAGCTTGACCCGATGTATTTTGAATAAATTGTTCCCAGCGCAATGGTTGAACACCATACTCAAAGTCGGCATCATAAATATTTTGCGATTGTGAAACTTTCAATTTACCTACAACATCACGTAAACGCTGAGGAGCAATAAATTGCGCTGCGCCATCAATACCTNTTAAAGGGGTAGAAGCGGTTTGCANACCCATAGCACCCGTTTGAGTGTTGGGTGAAAAGAAATTCAATAACGACCATGCACCTGACATAATATCTCCTTAAATTTTAAAATTGGGGGGGCAGCCGAGNATCCCCAGCCCAAACCCCCCATCGGATTATTAGTCAAAGTTACCNTATGGATAAGTTGAACTATTACCAATATTGGTGTCAGCTTGTGCATATTGCAATGTAATACCAAACTTACCAGATACAGGAGCGTTCCAACTGTTTCCTGTCATACCCAAAGTAACAACTACTTGGCTGAACCAAGTTGGTTGATTGCCGGGTTGAATGTTTTGTACGTCTTGCAATGTTGCTTGGCAGTTTGCGTATTGAGTAGCTGTATAAGTAGCAGTTGTGCGGCCAATAGCAGTAGTGGTATTGGAAGCAANGCTTGCGTATNCAGCGCCAGTAGCAGATGTTACAAACTGGTTAGATACATAACAAGCAACAGTAGAAGGAGACAATGTAGCAGCATCAACTGGGTTTGCAATGAAATCTAAACTTACGTTATATAGGTAAGAACTTGCTGGCAACAAGAAAACTGCGCCACGNTAAATAGTACCAGCNGCATCAGCAGTAGGTGCTGTAGCTACAGTAGGGCCTGAAGCGCTGTATGAGCCGGCTTGTGGAGTCCAAATAGTACCAATGTTATTTGGAATATTATTTGAGCTTACAAATACGCCTGAAGAACCAGCATAACCAGCAGTGCCGGCAGTGGTTTTAGAAAAATCTAAAAATGCGTATTGAGTTAAAAGAACTGGACCAACGTCACGTTGTTGACCAAAACGATTGTCGCCCGATAGGATTGGGCCTTCAAATGTACTACGTCCCATAATGGA